TATAAAGTAAGTTGATTTATAAATTCAATAGTATATAATTAGATATGATTATTAATCAGCAAGTATACGAGGGTAATTTAATTCATGATAGGTTCGCTTATAAATTCTTTCAGAAAAAAGTAGGTCCTGTAGGTAATATTGTCGCATTCCGCGCTCCTATGTACGTTAGTGATAACTTAATTGATCTAGAAGATGCTCTATCAAACGATTATATCTATTCTGAAGATGCAGTTAATTTCTGTTGGGAAATTCCTAATATGTGTCCTGTAGGTGCTGTGTCATTTCAGAGATTGTTTAATACTGCAATTGCAAATATCCTATCAAATGCCATCTCAAAACCTATTGCAATGAATGGTGATGATTTAATGGTACAGAATAAGTTTATAGGATCAGATGATAAAGTTAGAGACGAAGGTAAGGTTAGTGTATCTATTACATATAGTAAAAATAATGTAGCTCTCGGCCACACTGGTATTAATGTTAATGCGGGTAGAAAGGCTCCAGGATTTGCCTATTCTTCGGATCTAGATGATGCGCAGGTAGAAGATTTTATGCATGCTGTAATTAATTACTTTAATGCTGAAGTTTTAGATCAGTGGGTAGCAACATCGAAGATTTTAGTATAATGAATTTTTTTCAATTACAGAATAAACTATTTTACTCTAAAAAGAGTGACCCGGGTATTCTAGATTTAGAGGGTGAACAAAGCTTTGTACCATTTCTTTTAAATAGATGGTTATCTTTTTACAGTAAAGATACTGTCAACTTTACAAATGAAACGTTAAATAAATTTCACTCGTTGTTTGACGATAAACAGAAAACTTATAAACTCTACTATTACCTAATACCGAGACTTAAATTTAAGAGAATTCAATATATTAAAAAGAAGAAAAAGACACCAGACGAAGAAGATGTTGATTTAGCGCTCATTGCTAATAATAAGCAAATCTCAGTACGGGAATTAAAACAATATGTAAATTTATTGTCTTGATTATATATAATTATAGCATATATATAATTATATGCCGGTAGATATTAATAAATTACAGCCCGAGAAACATTTAATTGATCTATCACCTAATAGTGATGGTGATATAGGTTTAACAGATGACTTTGAGTTGTCTGTTATTTTTGATGATATACTTTTAGTTAAATATATTGATGAAACAGATGAGGGAGAGATTGAGCGGAATGGTATTGTAGTACCAACGAATGCTGTACCTAGAGCGTGGCGAAAAGCTAAGGTCTTGTTAGCTGGGCCTAAAGCCAAAGGCGCTAAGGTGGGTGATATTGTAATCTTTCCTAATAATCTCGGAGTTACCGTTTCAAACATCGACGTTGAAGGTGTAGGTAAAATTAAGAAAGGTATCTTTTTAAATGAAGATAGGCTGTTTGGTATTTGTAAATTAAAAAATGGTAGTACAGAGGTCAACGCTTGATAGCATACTTCTTGCCAATGTATGTGATGTTCGGTTTGTCAGGAAGATACCTAGAAATGGTAGACCGCCGACGCGCCGCATGCTTTGTACAAAGTCTTATAGTCTGCTGAACTCTACAAACGGTAGAATAACTCTCAACTATAGACCGCCTACAAATCCTCCACAGGTTAATGAGGCTAAGGATAATATTATTACAGTGTGGGATATTTTAATACAGGATTATAGAAATATTAATATGGCGCAGTGTGACTTAATTGAGCAGATACCGGCTACAGAAGAATTTTGGGAATATTTTAATGATAATATATACCCAATGTCTGCAGACCAGAAACTAAACTTTATTAATACATGAATAACTGTCTAGAAAATGTTGCAAACTATATTAAACCTCTTTTATTATCAAATATAGTAATTAAGACAGATAAGAAAATACTTAAGAAGGGCAAATTTAAGATATTTCAAATAAAGCAACATTATATTAGATTTATGATTGAGATAGATGGTAATCTTAAGATGTATGAGATGCCATATCCATTCAAGGTAGAAAAAAGTGAAAATATGCTAGTGTTTAACTATCAGTTAAGCTCATTTTTAAAAGATAAAGATCAGGTATTACAATCTAAATTTTTAGATATATCCCAGAAGTCGAAAATATATAATAATTTAGTTTATATATTGCCATCTGCAGGAGATTGACTATACTATATATGTGATAAACAATAAATTACTTACTCATTTCCCTAGTAGTTATAATCCTAACCCAATGCAGGTAAAAGTTCTTGATACTATAAATCAAGCATTTGAAGATAATTATAAATTTATAGTGTGTAATGCACCAACTGGTAGCGGTAAGTCAATGCTTTCTAAAACTATTGGCAATGTATCAAGAGAAAGTACTGATAATTTTAGAGAGGTAGTTACATCATACCTTGCCTTTAAACGGTTGCATGGTGGAGGTTATTCACATAGTGATGAATGTGAAGATGAACCGTCATTTGGTTGCTCAGCTCTAACTATTACTAAATCTCTCCAAGATCAATATAAAGATCTATTTAACGATACTGAAGTTTTAAAGGGTAAATCAAATTACCAATGCTCGATCGATCCTAACTTTCCTGTAGATGTAGCTCCATGTCTACATCTGCCTGGAATTAAAGAAGAGTGTTGGGTTAAAAAATGCTGTCCATATTATGAGCAGAGAAATAACGCACTTACTGCTCAATTTAATACATTAAATTACAGCATGTTTTTTGCGCTACCAGATCATCTTAAAAAGCGGCAATTTTTAATATGTGATGAGGCTTCGGAATTAGAGGATCAATTAGTAAAACAATTTACATGTAAGATAGAATATAAAACTTTTAAAGCTGCAGATATAACTTATACTGTTTTTACTAGTAGGACAGACGGTTATAAGTGGTTGAACACGATAGCAGTAAGTATTAATGATAAAATTACTGATCTTAAAGAGATGGTAGGCTCTAAAAGCAGCACATCAAATAAACGCACTTTAATAGATCTTAAAAGCAAAATAATTAAGCTGCTAAATTTACACAATAAAATTAATCTCGTTATAGATTCATGGAGTGAGTCAGAATATATTTTTGATCGAAATAAAGATGGTGTAACATTTATGCCACTAAAGGTCAACAAGCTAGCGCATAGACTTTTTGATTATGCTGATGGTGTTATTTTGATGTCTGCAACTATTATTGATCCAGCAAATTTCTGTAAATCCCTAGGTATTGATAAATTTAAATATGTTGAAGCGAGATCCACATTTGATCCAAAGAATGCACCTATTATATGTAACACTAAATTTAAGTTAAATTATTATAATCTAAAAAGTAATCTACCTAAGATTGTAAAACAAATTCAAGAGATATGTGACTATCATAAAAATGATAAGGGAATTATACATACGCATAATAATACTATCACTAAGAGTATTTCTAATGTGTTAACAGGCGGTAGATATCTGACCAGAGAACCAGGGGTGAGAAATGAAGATATTTTAGAACAACACTCAGCAACAGATGATCCAACAGTTCTCATATCACCGTCAATGACGTTTGGTGTAGATTTAAAAGATGATCTAGCGAGGTTTCAAATTATTGTTAAGGCGCCTTTTCTGCCTACAAAAGATGTTAGAATTGAGAGGCTTATGAAAGCTGATTTTAAGTGGTATCAGAATAAAATGCTATGCACTTTGATTCAATCTTGTGGTAGAGGTATTAGGTCTGAAAAAGATTATTGCATAACATATATTCTAGATGGTACCATCACAGAAAATATTATTAACAATAAACATAAGCTACCAAAATATTTTATTGACAGATTTCTATAGCTGTAATAAATATATGTATCAAAAATTATACTTACGAGTTCGAAATCAAAACGCTATTGACACAATTTGTCGCGGCGTTCGATGATACAGTCATTAAGCGTTATGATAAGAATAATAATGCTCGTCAAAACGTTGAGGTTAGATATGTATTTGCTCCTAAACAGCGTGTAATGTATGATATTGTTAATAAAGCGCAAAATTTAACGCTCCCAGTAGTCGCGGTCGACTTAGCATCAGTATCTTATGATACAGATAGAGTTTTTAATAAAATTAACAATATATATAACTATACAAATGCAACAGACGGTACAGAGATCCGGATGCCTGTTCCAATTAATTTAGAGATTAATTTTTCAATTATAGCTCGATATATGCAAGATATGGAGCAGATTATATCTAACTTTGCACCTTATTCTAATCCATATATTGTTATAGCGTGGCGAGAGCCAACTGTTGATAGTAATAGTATAGAAATTAGAACAGAGGTTGATTGGAGTAAAAATATAGCATTTAATAACCCCACTGATCTAACACACACAGATAAATTTAGAGTTGTAGCAGATACTAGCTTTACAATAAAGGGGTGGCTATTTCGAAATAAAAATACAGAATCCGCTCCAATCTATTTTATAGAGCAAAACTTTATAGATTCAAGCAATGCCTATAACTTAACACAGCCTCTTACAACGTTGGATTATGAAAACTTCTTCAATAGCTTAACAGCTACTAGTAATATTGAGACATATATATTATCAGCAATTCCTAGTATTAGTAATATATACCACACCACAACTGGTAGTATAATAGAAGCTGATAGTCCGATAACACTCAATAAAGAGGTATCTGCTTATAATCTATATAATTATAATATACTTGGTACAAACTTTCTTCGAACCGAAGCGATACTACTAAGCGCAAATAACAACACATTAACAAACAACTTAACAGTTATAGATACCACCTATACTGGTACAGTCTCCGGATTTGTTGTTGATCCTAGTAATTACATGATATTAAATGATGAGGTATTAACAATTAATATACCTTACCTATCAGGTGCCGGTGATTTTGATATTATTATTAAAAATCCAGCTGGTTGGGGATCATCAAATAGTATAAGTGGTTTCTACTTCACTGCTGAATAAATAAATAAACACAATGGCAGATACATCTCCTAATCGAAACCGCTCTTACGTGAGTAGTGATGGCAAATCCTCTACATTTGGTAGAAGCCTCGTCCAGTATATACAGAATAGATTACCATATACAGACACTGTAAGTAGCGACGACCAGTTAAACCCAAAATATAAATTTTTTAATAAAACAGGAACTCGACGCGCAGAAGCATTAGCTAAAACATCCGTATCGTCTTCAAACAGCTATAATAACGTAGCTATTGGTGATTTTGGTAAAGATACAACTTTTGCTGATGTCATGTACGCGAGTATAAATGAAGATAAGCCTGGTCGTGTACGAGATTATCGAATTATGGCTGCATATTCAGAGATTGCAGATGCTCTAGATGAAATATGCGATGAGGCAATTAATGAAAATGATGTAGGTGAGATCGCGAAAATTAATTTTGATAATATAGACTTGAATGTAACGGATAAAAAGGATATTGAAGATGAGTTTTTTAAATTTATTGATTTTTTCGACCTCAAACAAAAGGGCTGGCAATATTTTAGACAGCTGTTGGTCGAGGGTGAGGTCTTTTTTGAGCTTATATTACATGATAAATATACTCAGGAGGGGGTATTAGGGTCAATTAACTTACCGACAGAGCTTATTGACCCTGTATATAATAATATACAAAATATGCTAGTTAAAGGTTATATTTATAAAAAGCCTGTCTTTAGCGAAACTCAACCTAATAAAGTTGAAAAGTATGATTTTGTACCAATGGATGCGAATCAAATAGTTTATATAAACTCTGGTGTTTATAATGAGACTAAGGAATTTGTTACTCCGTTCCTAGAAAATGCAAGACGTCCTTTCCGGCAGTTATCTTTAATTGAAGACGCGATTGTTATTTATAGACTTGTTCGTGCTCCGGAGAGATTGGTATTTAATGTAGATGTTGGTAATATGGCGCCACCGAAAGCTGAAGCTTATTTAAGAAAACTTATTCAAAATTATTGGTCTAGGAAGACATTTGATATGGATCAAGGTGATGTAGTTAAAAAGTTTAATCCACAGTCTATGCTTGATGCTTTTTGGTTTGCAAAGAGGCAAGGGTCTGAAGGTACATCAGTAACACAATTACCAGGTGGTGCGAACTTAGGTGAGCTAGCAGACTTAATGTATTTTATTAAGAAGTTGTATAAGGCGTTAAAAGTACCAACAACAAGAATTGACCCGGAAGATCGAGCAGTTGATACATCAATTACTTTACGCGAAGAGCTTAAGTTTGCTAAGTTTGTTATCCGTCAACAACAAAGATTTGCAGCTGGTATTAAACGAGGATTTATTACACATCTTAAGCTAACAGGTAGGTGGGATAAATATGATTTATGTGAAACAAATTTTGATATCATTTTTAATGTACCTACAAATTTCTTTGAGCTTAGAGAGAGTCAAAGACTTGAACTTAAAGCATCAAATTATAACAATATAGCATCTAACGAGTTTGTAAGTGCTACATACGCGCAGAAAAAATATCTCGGATGGAAGGATCGTGATATTCTCGCTAATAGAGAATTCCTTAGAAAAGATGCAGAAATGCAATGGGAGCTATCTCAAATTCAAGCTGCAGGTCCGGCCTGGAAGGAGCAATTAGTAGCAGGAGATATAGCAGGAGATATGGTTGGTGGACCAGAAGGTGATTTAGGTGGTGGAGGTGGAGGTGAAGGCGGTATACCTGAGTTTAGTGGCGGGCCAGCTGATGTTGGTGGTGAAGATGATATAGATATAGCTGATACTGATGTTGATGCATCAGCGGAAACAGAGGTATAACTAAATTTGTGTAGATAATTACTATGTTGTATAAATATATACATGGCATCTGCTTGTGAAATAACCCCATTATCAGCCTTTCTTTCAACTAACCTTAATAATAAGATAGAAACTTATGATAGGTTAGGTGATAGAGTTAAGAGATCATTGGGGTGGCCCTTAATATCGCTTGAAATTCATTCAGATCAGTTACGTGAAAATATTCAAATCGCTGTAGAGTATTTTACTAAGTATGCCGGATTTACACAGGAGTATTTAATTTTTGACTCCAACTTATATGAGAGTAAAAAAGGCATCCGGTTAGATTTACTGTATACATTAGCAAATACTAATTTAAATGCAAACGCAAGAGAGGTAGCTGGCACAAACCCAACCGGACCGAGTAGTGAATTTTATGGTGAGACTGCAGAAACAATTTTTGTCGCTACTTCGAGCTTGGATAGCACGGTTTTTTCCAGCTCTTCCGCGTTATCAGCTACATTTACTTCTGGTATAAATCAATTCGAATTGTTTAATGGCACATTATATGGTTCAATCACATCGTTTAATCAGTCATTAACTGCTGCTTTTACTGAAAATATACAGAAGACTTTAACCTTACAAGGACTCCCATCTGAAGCTATTACATTTCAAAATGTATTTGATTATGATGTAATGGATTATAGAAAAGTTGTTGATGTTACAGATTTTGAAGAGGGGTCAACTACCGGTATTAACACATTATTTACCTTAGAGCAGACATTAGCTCAGCAAACATATTTTTCTTATGCGTTAGGCAATTATGGATTTGATCTAGTTTCTTGGTATTCACTTAAAGAATGGCTAGATACAAGAGAGAAAGTTTTAGCTACTAGAAGGGATCTTAAATTTGATCCTAGAACTCAATACCTGCAAATATACCCACAGCCTAGCACCAGTAGCAGGTTCTATGGTGTAGTATCCTGCTATATTGAGAGACCAATTAGAGATATTATAAAAGAGCAATGGGTGTATGAATATGTCTTAGCTTTAACTATGATAACCATTGGTAGAGTTAGAGGTAAATTTACAAACGTTAACTTGTTGGGTGGTGGAACGCTTAATTTTGATCTCGTCAGTGAGGGTAAAACAAGAAAAGAGGAGCTCGAGCAGAAGCTTCTTGAAGGAGCTTCTGCCGGCTTTGGGGATGGTGACATTATAGATTTTTTCGTTGGTTAGTGGATGTAATAATGGGAAAGATAAAAAGATATAGGCAGGGTGTTTTTATTCCCAAAAATCAAGACAAATTTATTGGTACAAAAGCTATATATAGGTCTGGTTTAGAGCTTAAATTTTTCAGGTTTTGTGATAACAATCAAAATGTATTAACATGGGGTAGCGAAAATGTCATTGTACCATATGTGTCGCCTTTAGACGGTAAAGTGCATAGATATTTTGTTGATAATTATGTTGTAATTAAAGAAGGTGATATTGTTAAAAGATATTTGATTGAAATTAAGCCCTATAAACAAACTAAAATACCAAATACCAAATACAGAAAAAAGTCTCATTTAATATATGAACAAAAAGCATATGTAATTAACACAGCGAAATGGGAGGCTGCGCGGCAATTTTGCCATAAAAGGGGGTATGAATTTTTAATTTTAACAGAAAAAGATCTCACCTAAATAAATAATATCATGCCTGTAAACTTTACCGATAATTTTGGCTCCACCTATATTAACATAAATGAGTGTAGATCATTTAATCAACCGTTAACAACGACTCTTGTAGGATTGTCTGCACAGGTTTGCTCAGAAGTTATTATATATAATAAGACTGGTCAATCGATATTCATTTATGATTCAAACTACTCAGATGATTCGAATAGAATTTTGCTAGATGATAATGATACTATCACCATCCGTGGAATTACAAATACAGAACAAGTTAGTGCTAAAACTGGAGCATCAAACGGTACGGTATATTTTAGAACTCAATTTTATAGCGTTCTACCTCAGAGGTAGAAAACTTTTTATTTAATAATAATACAAAAAGGTATAAATATACACATATGGCTCTAAAACTAAATTTGGTTGTAGAAAATCCTGATATTGCAGATCAGTTTGAAATTATTGAGGAAGAAACAAATAAAAATACACCATCCAATCTATACATAAAAGGGCCATATATGATGGCTGAAGGCGTTAATCGTAATAATCGGTATTACCCTTTACATGAACTTGAACGTGAGGTTCACCGGTATAATGAAGAAATGATTGCTCCTGGCCGGGCAATGGGCGAATTAAATCACCCATCTTCTGCAGATGTAGATCTAGAACGTGCATGCCATATAGTAACAGAAATCACTCAAGATGGTAGTGTATTTTACGGTAAATCTAAAGTATTAACCACACCATGTGGCCAGGTTGTGAGGTCGTTAATTAATGATGGTGTAAAAATTGGTATGTCATCTAGAGCTCTAGGCACTCTAGAGGAGAAAGCTGATTATAATCAGGTTAATAATTTAAAGCTAGTTGCTATAGATTGTGTAGCTGATCCATCTTATTCTTCTGCTTTTGTTAATGGTATATTAGAATCTAAGCAGTGGGTATTGGCAGATAATGGAGCATATGAAGAAATATATGATAAATTTGAAGAGAGTATCATAAAACTACCTAAAAAGGGTGTAGATGAATATTTAAGAGATAGATTTTTATCCTTTATTAACAACCTTTAATATAAATATACTTAAGTATGCCTAGGTCAAAAAAAGATAACGTAAAAGTTGGTTGGAGTAAACATACCGATAAGCAACAAAAACGTCAACATAATAAAAAAGTTCGGAAAGCAGGAAAAGAGGATACACATAATGAGGAGGATGAGGAAGTTTCTGTTAACTCTAAACTAACTCGCTTTATATCAGCTATTTCTGACAAAAATTACGCTTCAGCACATAAATATTTAAAGAGTGCTGTTGAGACTAAATTAATAGATAGGGTTAATAGTGCAACAGAAAACCCACTTTTTTAAACAATGAATAAAAAATCAATCCTCCCAGAAAGTGTAAGTGAAGTTTTAACCGAAGATTCAATTGCATCTGTTGAGAGTGCTATTAAAGAAAAATTATCTCTCTCTGTTGAAGCAGCACTTACTGATCAAGATAACCTTTATGCCGAAAAACTTCAAGAGTTGGTATCTGCTATTGATAAAGATCATTCATCCAAGCTTAAACGCGTTGTAGAATCAGTTGATCTGAACAATTCGAAAAAGCTAGTCAAGGTAATTAACCGGTATGAGAATGAATTACATG